GTTCTGTATCTTTACACAAGATGGTGTTCTTGCAGAAACTGGTGGATATGCATCCATTACAAACTCTGCTTCTAACTTTGGTACATATGCTCTTCGTGCAACTGGATTTAGAAAAGATGCATATACTTTTGATATTGGTACTATTCAAAACGTCAATCAGACGGCAACTGGAAGAACTATTTTCACAATCAATGGTCTTGGTAGAGAACCACTTGAGCACTTTGTTGTTAAGGTTGAACAAGGTGGCATTGAGTACGTTAATGCCCAAGCAGGCACAGAATATACAATTGAGCAAGTAACTCCATTAACAACTGCTGCTCCATTTAGAGCAGAATGTGAATTAAGTGCGGCAATGGTTATCGAGAATCCATTAAGCGGATCTCCAGTTCCCGTTGGTGCAAACTTAATCGGTGCTACTGTTAAATTACATAGACCATCTATTGTCAACTCTTCTTCCCACACTTGGGAATTTGTTGGTTCTGGTAATGACTACAACGCACTGCCAGAAAACGGTGGTGTTAAAGTAGAAGCGAATGAGCAAGTATCTCAAAATTTTGGTAGAGTTTATACTTCTGGTACTGATGAAGTTGGTGACTTTAAGGTTGGTTACTTTGCAGAAATTGAGAACAGAACAGGTAATATTACATTCGCAGGTTCTGTTACCATCTCTGAAGTTGAATTCTTGAAACTGAAAGGTGGTAGTGTTGTTGTTACTGGATTCTCTGCAGATAATACTTTGGGAGGAAGTTTTGCTTCTGACTCACTAATCCCAACACAGAAAGCAGTTAAAGATTATATTGGAAATAACCTAGGTCAGTTCCTTAACAAACAGTATTCGACTAATGCTATTCCAAGAGCACTTGTAGAACTTACCGATTCTGGTAAGATCTCTATTGACCAAATTCCTGCTCTACGTCCATTCACAGTTTTCTCTGTTAAAAATCAGTCTGGAAGACTTGCAATCGAAGGAGCACTTGCAGGTGATATTGCAGTTCAAGAGAACACAGAAGTTATTAATATTGCTCCAACTGATATTGATACCGCAACAGATTATATTAATAAAGTAGGACATGGTTATTCTACTGGGTTCAAGGCACTTTGGAATGAAGGATCTGCTGCTGCAACTCCTGCAATCGATGGAACTACGTATTATCTCTATGTAATTGATGCCGATAACTTCCAATTTGCTCCAACAGAAACAGACGCTATCAATGGAACAAGTATACTAAACTTTAGTTCCCAAGGATCAGGAACACATACTTTAGAAGTTACTACTGGTTCTACTTCATTCATTCTTAATAGTGATTTAAGCAGTCAGTATTTTGGCACTGATGCTACTACTTCATTCGATTTTCCTACAGGAAATATTGTAACTGGAAGTCTATCTGGTGCTCAAGGTGAAATTACTTCTTATACCGAAGGTCTAGTTTACCAAATTAATGTTACTGATGCTGGATCTGGATATACATCAGCTCCTTCTGTTCAAATTACTGGCGGTGGATCTCCATCTGTTACGGCAACTGCAGAAGCAGCAATCGCAGGTGGACAAGTAACTACTATTACTATCACTAATAGAGGTGAAGGATATACATCTGCACCAAACGTTCAGATTGGTGCCGCTCCTGGTGGTGGTACTGATGCTACTGGACAGGCATTCATTGAATCTAGACTAGCAATTGATATTGTCAATACCAAGAAATTTGAAGAAACTGATGATATTGAAGATTTTGATTCTTCAGCAGGAGTAATTAAGAGTATTAACATTGATAGTAATGGTTCAAATTATGCATCAGATACTTACACCAATGTTGCTACAACTACAAATGGACTAGGATCTGGTGCAGAGTTAGACATTACTGTAGATTCTAACGGCAACGTTACTAGTGCATCTTTTGCATCTACAAACAATGTTGAGCAGAGAGGAACTGGATATTCAGTTGGCGACACTCTTACAGTTGCAGCAGGAGCACTTAATAACAATTCAAATACTGGTCCTGCTGCAACTGTAACTGTTGGAAATAGTGGAACTGGATTAATTGATGGCACATTTACTGGTATTCAACTTCTAACAAATGGAACTGGAAGTGGTGTTGTTGGAACTGTAGAAATTGCTGGAAATGCAGTGGTTTCTGTAACAATAACAGGTGGTGGATTAAATTATACCATTGGAGATTCTCTCTTTATTCCTGGTGGTTCTGGACCAGATGCTAATGGAACACAATCTAATGTAGTTTTAAGTGTTGCTTCGGTTACTCTAGGAACAGGATTCCAATCATCTGTTACTGTTCTGCGTGGTGAAATCGTTGACCTTTCACGAGTAGTTAATACTTCTGCATCAGTAAGTGCAAATTGGGTATCTCTTTCTAGCAGTACTGTTAATGCAAGTGATTTAATTGGTGGTCCAATTTCAACGGGTGTACTTGCAAGTAATTCTACTGTTGCTAACTCCTTTACATTCTTGAGAGGAGATCAAGCATATGCTGGTGCTGTACAATCAATCAAGAAAGCAGAACCAAGATTCTACGAGAGAACAAATGCTGCTGCAGCATACACTCCAATCGCATCTACATTCTTAACATTTGATGAAGTAGCTACCATCGAACCTGGGTATATTGTTTCTGGTACTGGTCTTGTTTCTTCTGTTCCTGGTCAAGTTATTTCGCTATTTGCTACTGGACAACCAGAAGGTATTCCGAACGTTGCTGGAACAGGATATCAAACAGGTATTTTTGAAACTTCAACCACTGGTGCTGGTGCAGGACTAACTGCCAATATTGCAGTTTCTGGTGGTGCAGTAACTTCAGCAATTCCATATCTACCTGGAGAAAATTATAATGTAGGCGATACAATTTACCTAGACACTCCACAGGGTGCATGGTTTGCTAATGGAAGTTGGAACGCAAACGATAGAATTTACTACAACACTTTAAGATACGATTCACTTACAACAGGCAATGACTTTGATGTCAATGGTCAAACACTATGGACTGCAAATGCATCATTTGCTCAAGATGAACTTGTATATTACGGATTTAATGTTTACAAAGCAACTTCAGTAGTTGCTGACAGTGGAACAGTTGCTCCAACGCATATTACAGGAACAGTTACAAATCTAGAGTTCATTAAACCTCTATCTGTACCACCACAACATTCTCAAGGAAATTCTATTCCAATGAAAGTTGTTGCAGATCCTGTAGCAAATGGCAATTACACAGTTGGTGAGACTGTAACTGGTCAGACTTCAGGAATCACTGCGAATGTAATTTCGTGGGATTCGACAAACTATATTCTTGTTTGTAACCAGTTCCAAAACTCTGGTGGATCTGCACTGACGGGAACAAATGGAAAGTTCCAAGCAGGCGAGCAGATTAATGGTGTTTCTGGTCAGTGGTCAATGGCAGACCAGACTGTTTGGGAGATCGTAGGTTTCCTTTCTTCTATAACAGTTCAGCAAACTATTTCTGGTGGAACAACAGTTCAAAGTGTTGTAACTGCAAACAACGTTACAACTGTTAACCTTTCACAATCTATTATTAACCCAGGTGTTATTGACGGTCAAACAATTACGTTTACTAGACCAGAATCTCCTATTATTCTAGACTCCACAAATATCCAGAACAACTTCATTGATCAAGTCATTATTCTTAATGCAGGTGGTGGATATACCGATGGAACATACAATGACGTTCCTCTATCGGGTGGTGCTGGAACTGGTCTTCGTGCCAATATCACAATTGGCGGTGTTGCTGGATCTAGTGGAAAAGTAACTGATCTTATTGTTACAAGTCAGGGCATAGGTTATACAAATGACTTTACCGTTTCCGCTATTCCTAATGAATTAGGATCAGGTAATGGTCAAATTGTTCTAGAAGCAAAAGTTGCAACAGTTGTTAAACAACTTGCTAATGTAACTCTTGATATTCAACGTGTCAACGATGACACACTTTCTGCAGATCCATTTGGTAAAGTTGGTGTCGCAAGATTTGCAAAATCTGATTTTGGTGTCTTACCAAGAAGAGGACAATTTACTTTTGGAGATAACGGTGCGATCAGCATTGACCAAGGTGTTAATTCTGGTTTAGACGCAGACCAATTAGACGGACAAGAAGGTGCATACTACCTACAGGCAGGTAATATAGTCATTGGTTTTGCTTCTGGACAGGAAAATCAGGCAGGATTTAATAATGGATTTATGCCAACCAACCTCCTGAATGGTCTATATCAAAACGCAAGTATTGGAGGTACTGCTGCTCAAGCAACTAACTTAAATGTAATTACAAATAACACATCAGGATACTTTAATCCTAATGCTACTGATAATGTTATTGAAGCGCAGTTATTCGATAATGATCCAACTTCAACTGATCCTCTTGCCGATGGAGGAACTACTCATGGCGTCCTTACTGCAAGATTCCTTGGATCTGGTGGAGATGCTGGAAAAGCACACCAACTTGGATTCACTGACAACGGTAACCTATGGTATAGAATTGCTACTACTGGAACTGCTTGGGGTAACTGGTATAAGTTCTGGAATCAAAATAACGACGGACAAGGTTCTGGTTTAGATGCAGACATTCTTGATGGAAAAGATTCTAGTTATTTTGAAAATCCACTTAACTTAAGAAACAGAAAGTGGACATCAACCACTTTTGTAGAAAGAGAATACTTAAGTGATACTATTTTACCAGTATATCAAACTGAAAAATATATTGATAATGCCATTAATATTACATATTCACCAATCAGTTACTTTGATGTTTATGTTTCTGGTTATGATTTAACGCAGGCATCGCCAATCAATTACGCAAGTACTTTCCAGATAGCTGGTTCGGTTGATCTTCTTGATCTAAATTCACAGAACGTAGGTGATGTTACGGTTGAAGCTGTAAGAGCGGAAGTTAACGTTAATGATCCATCACAAACTTACACGATTTTAACAGTAAGTATTGTTTCTGGTGGATTTGTTAAAACAGATAGCCAATCTGGTTTACCAGTTGCTGCTACAAGAATTGGTACTATTACACCTAATGTAAACGTTCCTTTCATTAATTATAGTCCGTCCTCACAAGGAACAGTAACTGCAATTAGTGCAAGTGTTGTTGGTGGCAACGCCAAAATGAAACTTGGTAGAGCAGATAATGTCAGTACACTTCCTGCATTAGACTTCCATTCTAGTGGTGCAACTAATAACTACGATTCCCGTATTCAAGGAGTTGGTGGTGCTGGTGGTACTCTATGGGCAACTGGAACTTCTTATTCATTAGGAAATAAAGTTTACTATGGAGCAAATCTTTATGATGTAACAACTGCTGGTACATCTGGTACTGCACCTCCAACTCATACTGCTGGTGCTGTCGTTGCTTCTGGTGGTACTGCAGTTTATACTTACCAAGGAAATGTTCAGGATGGTTTAGGAACCCTAAACATTATCGCCCAAGACGTTCAAATTGGCGGAAACCAAATTTGGACATCTCAAAATATCCAGTTCGTTACTGGTTTATCAGGAAATGCATATGACTCTAATGCTAATAGCGTTGGTGTTATTAGAGACTCTAATGGTGATGTTGGATTCAATACTGTATATGCAGACCTAACTGGTGCTGCTTCTCTCAACGTATTGAAGACTGGCGATGATATGACTGGTCAATTGAAGATTTTCAACGATAACGGTCTTGGAATTTCTGAAACTGGTGCAACTAATCCTAGACTCGTAATTAATTCTAGTAGTTCAGGTGCTTTCATCCAGCAAAATGATAATAGTGCTTTAATATTCAGAACAGACTCTGGAACTGAAAAGGTCAGAATGAGACCTGATAATCAAGGCGGACACACAGAAATTGTTGGAATGCTAGTTTCTTCTGGTAATCCAACTTTTGCTTCCAATGCTGGATCACAAAGAGGATCTACTGCTGGAACCATCATGCTTGCTGGTTATTATAATGGAAGTGATTATCTTACAACAATTGGTACTCGTTATTCTACTGGTGGAATGGTTCTTGGTTATGCTTGTGCTCCAAAGGCAGATGCAGGTGGTTATATTTCTACTGCAGCAAACTTTAGTGCATCCAGAACTGCTGTACATATCCAGGGTGGTGGTTCAATTGAATTCTTTGGTGCTAGTGCCACAACTACAGCAGTTGGTAGCGATGTTACCATGGATCGTAGAATGTATCTTGACACCAATGGATTCCTTGCTGTTGGTGGAGCTGAAAATCCTCAAGGTGTACTTGACGTTGTTAAGACAAGATCTGGTGGTGAAATTGGTAGTGTTCTAATCAGACAGGGTGAGGGCAATACAAGTGGAACTGGTACAGGAATCTTTACCAGAGCATATGGCACGCAATATGCTACATCTAATGGTAGAACTTGTAAGTTATCTTGGGACTTCTACGGTAACATCAACTCTTCTATGACCTTCTACCGTGGTGGTAGTGTTACTGGTGGATCTATTGCATGGTCTACTAATAACGACACCGAGAGAATGTGGTTGTCATCTAACGGTACACTCGCAGTTGGTAATGTTGTTTCTTACCCAACTTCTGGAACACAACTTATCTCTTACAACACTTCCTACGGTTATGTTCAGGTCAATACTACTAATGCTAGTAAGGGACTTGCTGTAAACTCCACCGCATCAACACAGCAGACGTACTTGCGCTTCCGAGATAATGGTGGTGACGTGGCGGATATGACAGATGCAAACGGTGGTAATACTTCTGGTGGATTGGTATTCAGAGTTAAGAGAAGAACCACAAATGCTGCATTGAGATTACAATCACAAAACGTAGTTGGAAACGGTGGTAGTAGTCCTTCCGAAGGAACGATGCAGTTCCAATCATACTCATATTCCAATAATGATTTTACTACTTTAACAAATCCAAGTACGACTTCCCAAAGAGCATTTATGTTCATGAGTCATCGAAATGATGGCATTAGAAATATCTTCCAGATGTCTTCTTATGGATTCATTGGAACATATGGAATCGAGAATCCATCATCTGCTATTCATATACCAACTGCTAATACAGAATCTGGTCGTGGTAGATTTAAACTTGGATACAAGAACACCATTCAAATTGGTGGATATGCTGGATACTTTGGTGCTTCTAGAAGAGTTGCAAGATTCAAATTAAATGCTTGTAGTAAGAGAGCAATTATTACTGCCAGAGTATCACACGATGGTGGTGGTATGCACGGTGGTTGGGCACATTTCGATATTGCTTATAACTGCTATACTGCAATTCAGTATAATAGAAATGACGTTAGAAACTGGGGCGCTGGACAAAGTTGGAGTGTTAGTAGACCAGCTGATGGTAACAATGGTTATGGAAACACTTCCACACTACTTGACGTTACCTGGGGTGGAGCAACATCATTCAATTGTTGCGGTACGTGGACAATTGAAGTTTCGACAGAACATCATGATGTTTATCTAATTCAAAATGATGCATTCTAAATATAAAGGAGGATTTTAAATTCAATGGAAGTTACAATAGAGTTGTTATCTGTAAAAACTAAAGATACAGATACCCAAAAAGATTTAATTACTGACACCACTTGGAAACTTGTAGTTTCCAAGACGGTTGGAGATAAGGTTTACTCGGAATTCATGGAAATGACGAGTGGAATGTTTGAAGATGCTCCAGAAAAAGATTATGTTCAATATGATGATTTAACAGATGACCAAATTTTAGAATGGTCCAAGGCACAATTTTCAGATGAACTTTTCGCAGAATTTATTGCTTCACTAGAGGCATCTGTTGAATCTAGAATCGCTATCCGTCCAACTAGAATGAAGGTGAAAGCATCGTGACAACACATAATTTAGAATTCAAATCAAAAGAAGATTTAAAGCAAAGATTTACTTTTCCAGTAGACTTGAAGTTGTATGATTTGACTGTAAATATTACATCAAACTATGCTATGACAGGAAAACTCGGTCAATCTACTTATAAAGTAGTTGATCGTGACAACAATGTTGCAGATATTTTCTTTGATGTAAATGTCTTTGATAAAGATATCAAAGACACAAATATTAATTATGCGTTAGTTGGAGTAAAAAGATCTACATTAGATTTTAACCGAGAAGAATATGTAGACGAAGTTTTATTTAAAGGAACTATCACCATTTCATAAGGGGACAAGTTACTCTAACAATTCTTACTTTTACATCAAGAAAACATCCACATTCTCTACATCTTTTTGCTGGAACTTCTTCAAAGTGCTCACACGTCGAACAGATTTTAAGTCGTTGTGTGGGTACTTCTTCGTCTGTATAGACAGGATTAATATCGCCAACTTTTTTCTTTAATTTTTCCCAATCAATTTTCATTAAAATTCAATCGCGATTTTGTGTAGTTCTTCTCTATTTTGAGATAGCATAATATGATCTCTTTTTGCATAAATGTCAAATGCAACTGACACTCTCACGTCATCGCTACTATTTTTTGTAGTCCAATGAGGAACATATGATGGGAATAAAGTTAGATGTCCAGGACTATTTTGAATTTGTATGTTTCCTTGAGCATATGGCATTTCGTAATGTGTTTCTGTGTTTGTTGCAGAAACACATATATTTCCACTAATAAATGCATTGCCTAGATTACTATGGACATGACGTTTAATATTTTGTCCTTTTCTTAAAACATTAAACCAACATACAATGTAAGGATCATAATACATTTTGTTTAGGAAGAAATCTGCTTGATCTTGATGGGCACCAAGTTCTTTCAAGAACAAATTAAAATTTAATTTTATTTGTTCTTTTAACATAGAAATGCATGGATCATTAAATGCCAATAAGTTATATCTTGCAAATCTGGTTGTGACATCATCTTTTCCTAGTCCAGTTCCGCCATCATTATAATAATCAAAATTTGTTAAAATATCAACTTCTTTTCCGAGTAAGTAATATTTTAAATTATCAATTAGAGTTCCATTTAAGTTGATATTATTATTCCACATCGCCACTTCAAAATATGGAGCGAACGGAGTTAGTGGTTGAGTGGGACCATCAGTTGGTCCAAATACCATTAACTTATCGGTAAAGATGTCTTTTCTTTTTTCTACAATTGATTCAGTCATATAATAAATCCAGCTAAACTATTTCTTGTTTTTTCAGAGAACCATTCTTTTTTGGTGTAAACAAAATGAAAACATGCTGCTGGATAGATGACCAGTCTATTTGGTTTCATTTCAGAAATTATTTTTATCTCCCATATAGAATCATCTATTTCAGAGTAATCAAAATCTGCTTTTTTTAATTTAAATTGCTCAAACGGAGTTTTCATGTCACTCATAATTTTAGCAGATTTTACAATGTCTAGTGAAGGATTCAAATAATGTGAATTTGATTCTTTATGAATGCAAAATCCTGTTCCACCTTTACAGTCTTCTTCGTCATTAAACCAGAGATTGAAAGCATATGCACATGGATCCATGTGTGGTTGCACAGTAGAATATGGGCATTTGTTGCTAGTATCAAATATATTAGTCTGATACTTTATCTCTTCTACGCGATTATCTTGATACACATTTGAGATAACATCAAAAATTTTATTAGTAATATTATCAAATCTGTAACTTAAGGTTGTATGATAACCAGGAGCAAATCCATGTTCGTGATTAACTTCAAATCCAGCAGAAACATTTTTTTCTACGGGAATAGAAAGAACAAAATCTCTAAATTCTGAAAAATTTTCGATAAAGTTGTCAATCTCTACAATCGGTGTATAATTGTAGTTAATTATGTTATAATCTGATTGTTCGGATACTACGAACTTACTGGTGTCAATGACCTTCATCTGCGACATTATAAATAACCCATACTATATAGTTTACCATTTTTTAGTAACCATGGCAATGAACACTGATGAACTTCGTAAAAATTTTGAAGACCAACTGAAGACTACTGCTGGTCAAATTTCTGAATTGGAAGCAAACCTAACGAAGGCAAAAGAATACAGAACAAAACTAGAAGGTGGTCTAGAGACTCTCAACCTTCTAGAAGGAAAAGAAACTCCTCCCGAAGGATCTCCCCCTGAAGGAGAAGAAATTTCAGAAGAAACACTTACTGAATAATCCAATCTCCCTTCTTACTAAATAGGTAAGAAGGGATTTTTTGTGTGTAATGGCGTCTCCAAATTCAAGAGCTGATCTTATCACATATTGTAAGAGGCAACTTGGTGAGCCTGTATTGCAAGTCAACATCGATGATGAGCAAGTAAATAATGTTATTGATGACACGTATCAGTTCTTCCAAGAGAATTGCTACAACGGCATGGAGAGATGCTATCTAGTTCATGAGATTACTGCTGCAGATAAAACAAGACTTTCCGAAACTACTACAAAGACCGTTGGAACAACCGAGTGGAAAGAATCCACAAATTATATTCCCATTCCAGATCATGTTGTAGGAATCAGTAAAGTATTTGGAATGGTTGGTAACTCAATTCGTTCAAATCTTTTTGGAGTTGAATATCAAATTTTCTTAAACGACCTTTATGCGTTTGGATCTCTTGATATTCTTAACTACTTTATGACCAAGCAACATCTAGAAACTTTGGATATGATTCTCAACAATGGATCTTTTCAACAGTTTAGATACACACAAAGACGTGACCGTCTTTACCTAGACATCAACAAAGACTTTTTACAAGAAGGTCAGAATCTGTTGGTTGAAGCACATAGACTCATTGATCCAACAGATGCAACAGAGATGAACAATGATTTGTTCGTCAAAAAATATGCTACTGCTCTAATGAAAAAACAATGGGGTCAGAACCTCATTAAGTATACTAATGTACAACTGCCTGGTGGTATCACCCTTAATGGCAGAGAGATTTATACAGATGCACTCGCAGAAATCGAAAAGATTGAAAGCGAAGTATTGAGCAAGTATGCAATCCCACCAATGGATTTAATCGGATAAGATGCCTACTAGTCCCTATTTTCCAACGTATTACCAAGGTGATTCAGGCGAGCAAGGTCTGTATCAAGACCTAGTGGATGAGCAGATCAAGTTATTTGGATCTGACATTTACTACTTACCAAGAACTATCTTGCAAGATTATACTCTAGATGACATCATCTATTCAAAGTATGAATCCCAATTTCAGATAGAAATGCTTCTTCAAAACGTAGAAGGTTTTGGAGAAAATTCAGAATTTATTAGCAAATTTGGTTTACGTATCACAGACGAAGTAAAGTTTAGAGTATCAACTCGTCGTTGGGATGAGGCTTCTGCTGGGTACAATTTAACTGTTTCTCATAGACCCAATGAGGGAGATCTTTTATATTTCCCATTAACAAAAGATTTGTATGAAATTAAATTTGTAGAAAGAGAACAACCATTCTATCAGTTTGGTAAGATTCAATTCTACACAATGACTGCTGAAATTTATGCTGTCGGCAACGAGGATATTGAAACTGGAGTTGATGAAATTGATGTCATAGAAACACAATTCTCTAGTGCTATCAAACTCTTTATGGATCCTGGTGGCACTGGTGACTTTACCGTGGGCGAGGAAGTTGTTGGTGATGAGTTCCTAGCAAAAGCAACTGCAAGCATTGATGGAAATGGTTCTGTAGATGGAACTACTATTATCGATAGCGGTCTCCATTATAATTCTGCACTGCCACCCACAATAACTTTCTCTGCTCCTGCTTCAGGTGGAACAACTGCAATAGGAACAGCAGTTGTTTCTTCTTCAGGATTAATAACTGGTATTCTTGTAACTGATGCTGGTCAAGGATATGTAACAGCACCTTCTGTCACTATTGGATATTCACCTAAAGATAATAGAGCAGAAGTTAAGTCTTGGGATAGTTCAACTAGAGAACTTCAAGTTATTAACAGAACAGGAACATTTACTACTGCCGAAACCATTACTGGTATAACTTCAGGTGCCAAGTGGAGTCCCGAGACATTTGACACTCTAAATAATACCAATAGCTCCTACGATCAAAATAGAGAGATCGAAGATTCCGCAGACACCATTATTGATTGGACTGAAGGAAATCCATTTGGTGAGTTTGGTAACTATACGGATAGCATCTAATGTTAGGACCACATTTTTACAACGAAATTACTCGTAAAAATATTATTGCTTTTGGTACACTTTTCAACAATATCACGTTGAGAAAACTTGATCCGAGTAATGGAAATGTGCTTGAGGAAGAAAAAGTTCCTTTGGCATATGGTCCAAAAAATAAATTTCTTGTTCGCATAGAACAGAATGCAGATCAAAACAGACAAGTAGCGATTACCTTGCCACGTCTCTATTTCGAGATGGTTGGCATTGATTATGATCCTTCTCGTAAAACATCGCCAATTCAAAAATACAAAACAATCATTGATGATAATGGCAATGAAGTCAAATCTCAATATGTTCCTGTTCCTTATAATATGAGTTTTGAATTAGGAGCTATTGCTAAATCTCAAGATGATGCACTCCAAATTGTAGAACAAATTCTACCATATTTTCAACCATCTTTCTCGATAACTCTTAATATGATTCCAGAAATGGATGAGAAAAAAGATGTTGCTATTGTTCTCAATAACATTAGTTATGAGGATGAATGGGATGATAGTTTTACGAATAGGAGATACATAGTTTACACTATGAACTTTACTGCGAAGACATATTTCTATGGTCCTTACAGTCAGTCTGGTATTATTAAGAAATCTATTATCTACGAAACTCTTGGAGATCCCTCTGTTAATCGTAGAGCAATAGAAAGAACGTATAGTCCAAAAGCAAAAGAAGATCTTAATACTGATGGATCTATTACTGCTGCAGATGATGCACTACTAACATCAGATGATGATTTTGGATTTAATGAAGGTATCACTTACTATTGATTGCTATGAGTTTAGAAGATAACATGGAAGAAATCCTCAATATTAGTGCTGAACCTGTTGAGGAATCTAAACCATCAAAACCACAACCACCAAAGGTTGATGAGGAAGATCGCGAAAAAGATTACAGATATACCAGAGGAGAACTCTACAGTCTCATAGATCACGGTCAGGAGGCAGTCAGAGGCGCTTTAGAGGTCGCACAGGAGTCAGGGCACCCAAGAGCGTATGAAGTCGCTGTAGCGGCAATGAAGCACGTTGCAGACATGACAGAGAAACTCCAAGATCTTCACAAGAAGATGAAAGATCTCGACGAAGAAAAGAAAGGTCCATCCAAGGTTACCAACAATGCTATGTTTGTAGGATCTACAGCAGAGCTTCAAAAGATGCTTAAAGATATGAGTGGTGGCAAACGCTAAATAGTTTGGTACACCCTTTCGTTTATCATGAGAACATACGGAGAAATTAAAGATCTTGCCTCTCATGTTTTAGCAGAGCAGAAAGAAAAACAGAAAGAAGAACAGCGTTATTGTAAACTCTGCCAGAAACCAGAGACGCGAGAAGAATGTTCATACGGAGAAAAGGCTTGGGATCGTTTCGCAGTCCCAATCAAATCCGTTAAACGAGAGGAAACGGAACTAGAAGAAGGTGCAGCCTGGACAAAGAAGGCTGGCAAATCAAAGTCTGGAGGTCTTAATGAAAAAGGACGAAAGTCTTATGAAAAAGAAAATCCTGGAAGCGACCTTAAATCACCAAGCAAAAAGGTTGGAAATTCCCGTAGGGCATCGTTCTGCGCTCGAATGAAGGGCATGAAAAAAAAGTTGACCTCAAAGAAAACTGCCAGCGATCCCGATAGTAGAATCAACAAATCACTCCGTGCGTGGAATTGCTGACATACTTGTTAAAAGTATGTTAAAATAGAGCAATTTTACTCACACAATCTATAATTATATTATGAGTTCTGATATGACAATGCGTTTAAACGACTGCGACATCACACGCCTAATTACAGCTTGCCGTCTCTATCAAGAGAAGACAGGTTCTGAATACATGTGGGATGAATATAACGATTTAATTCAAAAACTCAATACTTACAAAGAACAATATTCTGTATCAAAATGAAAGCTTTAATCACGTTTCTGGTTGCGTTATTTTTTGCTGCTCCAGTGTGGGCAGTAGATGTATCAATGGGTCATAATGGCAACCTAGCATTCTCACCAAATGAGATCACAATCTCTGCAGGAGACACAGTTCACTTCATCAATGAATCACTACCTCCTCACAATATTATTGTTGAAGCACGTCCTGACCTGTCTAGAGAAGCATTGCTGTTTGCTCCAGGAGAATCACAAGACGTTGTATTTGCTGACGCAGGAGACTATAACTTCTTCTGTGGTCCTCACCAGGGCGCAGGCATGACTGGCGTTGTACACGTAAATTAAAAAATATGAAAGTTGGAATGATTGGACTTGGTAAATTGGGTGAGGGAATATCCCGTCGTCTGATTTCATCAGGTCATGAAGTGCATGGATACAGAAACAATTATAATAAAGCAGAAGAACAATTTGAAAATGGTCACGTCAGTGGATGTACCACTTCAATTGAAAATCTTGTTTACGTAATTCATCAAAATAAAACTACAGGTAAAACTCCTGGAGTCTTTCAAATTGCTACTCCCAAGGAATCAATCAGTGGAGTGATAGATGAGTTACTAAAATTTTGTACTGAAGGTGATATTATTATCAACTATTCTAATTGTGATGTCAAAGATAATACATTGTGGTCAGAATACTTACAAAAACTAGGTGTACAATATATTGATGCTGGTGTTGTTGGTGGTGTTTCTGGTTTAGAACATGGATATGGTCTTGTAGTTACTGGAAGAAAGTATGCAGTTGATACATGCCGCACAATCTTCGATGCTATTGCACCTGGATTTAAAGTTTCTAGCAATAAAAATGATTATGTAATGTATCCTCAAGATTATGGTTGGATTCGTAGAAACTGGTAAAACATATGACTATTAATGTAGAAGCACCAACTGACGAAAAGGTAGATAAGTGGGGGTTTACAATTAAACCTCCTATCAGTGATGATCTTTTGATGCTGAAATGTCTACATAATGCACCATGTGGTTCTGACAAGAAGCAAGTCGAACGCCTTTGTCGTGTTATCGAAGCAAAACTTGCAGCTCCCACAGGACTTGCTAATATATTTCCACAACCCCTACCAGGAATATGACCCTAGCACATGTCCTACTTTTCGGATCACTACCCTTTATATGTGCCACCATATATTACGGGCACAGAAAAGGTGAGAATAACTATTACGAAACTGACGCCTATACAGGAAATGGAACAGCGCATTAGAATGAGATATGCGTTTGCCATGTCATCATTTGGTAGAATGTTTACCCCAGGCAACATATCAATTGAGATGAGAAAACTTTGTGATGATTGGTCTAAAAATATTGATGAAGGTCCTCCTAAAGGAGATCTATATCAAGTTGATCGTTATTTTTTAGAACTTTGGAAAAAAAGAAATGAACCTAAAGAAGAAAGTTAAACATTTAGAACGTGAAAACCTTAATCTAAAATTAGAAGTTCTAAAATTAAAAATGGATATTCAACAAATGATTGATCTTAAAGATTGGAAACATCCAAGATCCTGCCTTCACAATTCAGATCCATGGCCTAATCTATACCCATGAATCACTCAACTTTTTCTGCTTTAATTTTATTTTCTTTTATTGTAATGTTTATTAAATTTGGAATAGAAAATGCATACAACAGTTGAATACTTTCCATTCTTTTTAACAGGTGTAGTTTGCCTCTTTGGATTATTTTTATTCATCCTATCTATTTTTGAATGATGATGTTACAATTTGCTAGATTTTGTGGAACGGTATTAAACAACCCATGGGGATGTGGACTATTGGCATGGTGCCTAGTCTTCGTCCCCATTCTTGGTATGTGGGCAGTTCATAAATATGGGTGGGAACACTGGGAACCTTTTACGAGGAAACATAAATGAATCCAGTAATTTTAATCGGTTGCTTCACACCACTGGTTTTAATTTTTATAGTAATGAAACTTGCTGTTTGGGTATCTGCTGTAAACTCGGAAACCGATTATGTCAGAAAAGAACCTCTACGAAAACGAGGACCCTTCGTGGACAATGCATATGCAGACGTTGATGAAGAGGAAGAGGAATATGGAGATCGCACAGACTATAGATGATGCTCTCTATGAATACTACGTTCTAGAACGTGGACAAGAAGTCCCCAATTGGAGATATATCAAAGATCAAGATTGGTGGATAGAGTACCTTGAAAATTTAGGAATAGATCCCAGGAACCCATGAATTTATTATTACGTCCGTTAGATAATGCCAACGATCCTGTGTGGTCGGTAATCATATGTGTAATACTTGCTGTTGCAGGAGCACTGTTTGTAGTCGTATACATACTACGACAAGCATTTGCAGAGTTAGAAAATGGGAGCAATGACACCACCGAGCAGAAAGAGCTGCTACAACTTCCGAGTGACGGAGATCAACCGTGTCCTTGATGGTGATACTATCGATGTTACTATCGACCTCGGTTTTGATCTATACAAGAAAGAAAGAGTTAGAGTTGCAGGAGTTGATACGCCAGAGAAAAGGACGAAAAATTTAGAGGAGAAAGCACTGGGACTAGATGCTACCAACTGGATGAAGGAAAAACTAGAAGGAGCAATTGCTGGTGACGATGAACTCTCTGTCAGAACTGAATTGGTTGGCGGTATGGGTAAGTACGGTCGCCTTCTTGGTTGGTTATATATTGGAGATGAGGAAGTATCATTGAACGAGCAGATGATCACTGAAGGTTATGCTCACGCATATGATGGCGGTACAAAGGATATGAACCTAGAAGTACTACGAGAAATTCGCAGGCAACATGGAACACTTACCTGACCCATCAGAAGAAGAATATGATTTTACGATGTTTATTCGTATTGAAGAAATAAGGATACTTTACAGTCATGTTTGTTATGCAATCGAAACATGGCCTGGTTCTCCCAGAAGACCAGCAGAAGAACAAGAGTATCTGAAAAGTTTTAAAAACCGTCTATTTGCAATGATTGCGGACTATTCATTTAGCGAACTTGACACAGATAAATAAATCGTAACTAATCTTTACATTATTTTTTACCACATACGCTATAATTACATTTGTAGCTGGATGTAACACACATGCTAGGCATATATGTAATCGTCACTCTCATTGTCCTCATGGTAGCGTATGCTGGCATGGAAGAAACTATTCGTTTATTCGCTTATGCTGATCTCGTAATTAGATATCAGTGGGTTAAATTTAGAATGTTTATGATGAAACGTAAATTAGAACAACAACTAATAAAGGACCTACCCGATTACAATAAACTCATAAAGGAATTAAAAAATGACCAACGATAAGGAACTGTCGGATCTCAAACTTGAGAGAAAAGAATGTCCTAAATGTGGTGCTACTTGGATTAACGGCAAGCATGTCTTTAGAGGCACTGCCGCATCATATGACAAGAGTGAATTAGACCTTGCTGGTCTTGTTTGTAATAACTACGGAAACGATCAGTGCATCAATCCATCAAAAGGAAAAGATGGTGGAACTACTTGGGAATATAGAGCTGGTTACATTGATGGCATGATTAAAGAAAAAAAAGATTCCTTGAATGAACTAAACGATAAGTTTGGCGATCTCTAAATACTAGCAGTGAACTAGTTTTGTTGTGCCAACTAATGATGTATATTTGGGGAATCCCAACCTTAAAAAGGCGGGAACCCCAATTAGTTTTACAAAAAAACAGATTGATGAATGGATCAGGTGTAAGAATGATCCCATCTATTTTGCAATGAATTATATTAAAATCATCTCGCTAGATGAAGGTTTGGTGCCTTTTAGCATGTATGATTTTCAAAAAGAAATTCTAAAAGACTTCCATAATAATAGGTTTAACATTGCAAAACTTCCTAGACAGACTGGCAAATCGACCACTGTTGTTGCTTACCTGCTTTATTATGCTATCTTCTATGACAGTGTTAACATTGGTATTCTGGCTAACAAGGCATCTACCGCAAGGGAGCTACTGGGTAGGTTACAATTAGCATACGAAAATTTGCCCAAGTGGATGCAGCATGGTATCCTTGTATGGAACAAAGGTAATGTTGAACTTGAAAATGGATCAAAGATTCTGGCTGCTTCTACATCTGCAAGTGCTGTCCGAGGCATGTCGTTCAATATCCTCTTCCTCGATGAGTTTGCCTTCGTTCCAAATCATGTTGCGGAGCAATTCTTTGCCTCTGTTTATCCTACTATTACGTCTGGTAAATCAACAAAAGTAATTATCATTTCTACGCCTAACGGCATGAATCACTTCTACAAGATGTGGGAGGATGCTAGACGTGGGAAGAATGATTATATCACAAACGAAGTACACTGGTCACAGGTCCCTGGAAGGGATACCAAGTGGAAAGAAGAAACAATTAAGAACACATCACCAAGACAGTTTGCACAGGAGTTTGAGTGCGACTTTCTTGGATCTGCTGATACTTTAATCAGTCCATCAAAACTACAAACTATACCATTCGCTGATCCGATTAAATCTAATGCTGGACTTGATATCTATGAGAGAGTCGAAAAGGATCACGAATATATTATTACTGTTGATGTTGCCAGAGGAATTGGTGGCGACTATAGTGCTTTCGTCGTGTTTGATATCACCACGATGCCGTATAAGATCGTTGCAAAGTACAGAAATAATGAGATTAAGCCTGTACTGTTTCCCTCGGTAATTTTTCAAGTTTGTAAAGAATATAATAACCCATACGTTCTGGTAGAAGTAAATGACATTGGCGATTCTATTGCTGCTACTCTCAATTATGATCTTGAATATCCTAACGTCCTTATGTGTGCGATGCGTGGTAGAGCAGGTCAAGTCGTGGGTCAAGGATTCTCGGGATCTAAAACACAACTAGGTGTCAAGATGAGTGTAACGGTCAAGAAGATCGGTTGCTCTAATCTCAAAGCTATTATTGAAGAAGACAAATTAATATTCAATGACTTTCAGATCTTCCAAGAACTAACTACATTTGTGCAGAAGAAGCAAGCATGGGAAGCAGATGAAGGATACCATGATGACCTTGTAATGTGTATGGTTCTCTTCGCATGGTTAGTCATGCAAGAGTATTTCAAGGAGATGACAGATCAGGATATCCGAAGAAGAATTTATGACGAACAACGTAATCAAATAGAACAGGACATGGCTCCATTTGGTTTTGTTGATGACGGCATGGGTGATGACACTTTTATGGATGCAGATGGTGATCTATGGGCGTATGGGGATAAGCAAGAAGAAGTTGGATATATGTGGAACTACTGATGGACATAGGAGATCAATTTTCATTAGAACATATACTGTTTAAGGAAAGAGTATGTAGAACATGTGGAGAAAGAAAAGACTTAATATCAGAATTTTATCTAACTAGAAAAACTAAAAGAGGACATCCATCAGCATACGCATACGAATGCAAAGAGTGTACTGTCAAAAGGGTTATGGAATCTAGAAAAAAGAGAGATCCATTTCAAGATTGGGGATATCCAGATTGGTAGTTCATGTATTGTTCACCACCCTTGAAGAGTACGAAAATCTAAATAGATTTAGATAATTCGGAAATATCTAGAGGAGAAAAACATGGCAAGTCAAGTCTCGCCTGGTGTAGTCCTTAAGGAACGCGAACTTTCTAATGCCGTCGTTGTCGGCGCACAAGAAATAACCGCTGCTTTTGCCTCCACCTTTACGAAAGGTCCAATTGGGGAGATTACCACCATTGCATCAGAGCGTGAGCTCATCGCAAATTTTGGTCGTCCAGTTGATGCCAATGCACAAGATTGGTTGGTTGCTTCAGAATTTTTAAACTATGGCGGAAAACTCGCTGTAGTTCGTGCAGAAACTGGTGTACTAAATGCTGCTAATGGTGGCGGCGTACTTATTGCCAATGAAACTGCATGGGAATCTGGAGTAGGATCCGCTAAAGTTCTAGCAGCAAGATCTGCAGGAGCTCACGGCAATTCACTTAAGGTCGTCATTGTAGATAGGGGTGCTGATCAAGTGATCACCCTCGCTTCTGCACCTACTACTGCACCTAGTGCTGGTGATGCAGTTGTATTTAACTTATCGGGTGGTGGTACTGCTAACGCAGAACTAGTCGCTATTAGCGGTGCTGAATTAACGGTTATCCTTGATGACCCAGCCAGACTAATCACAACTGCTGATGAATTTGAAGATGGTGCTACTGATCTAGCAGTTTCTTCAGTTGCTGATTGGTACACATCCACGACTATTGGAAGCACTGGTTTAACCCTTGGTGCTATTGCTCCACGTCCTGGAACTTCTGCATTCGCTGCATCTAGAGGAGTTTCTTATGACGAAGTACACATTGCAGTAATCGATACCACTGGAGATGTCTCTGGTGCTGCAAATACAATTGTCGAGAGACTTACTTATCTCTCCAAATTGTCTGATGCAAAGAGTGATGAAGGTGGTTCAATTTACTTCAAAGAAGTAATTAACGGAGAGTCGTCTTACATCTTCCATGGTGCTGCTCCAACTGTAACTCAAGAACCAGCATCTACTGGATCTGGTGTTGCATGGAATCAAGCAGTATCCGCTCTATCCAGTGGAGATAAGCATCTTCTCGCTATGTCACTAGAAGTAGATCTTTCTGGTGGTGTTGACGATTATGCTTACACCTCTGGTGAAGTTGGTGCTGGATACGATCTATTTGGTGACACTGAAACTAGTTCTGTAAACTTCGTCCTCATGGGCGGATCAATGGGAACCGAAACTGATAGTATTTCAAAAGCACAGAAAGTTATCGCTATTGCAGCAGGAAGAAAAGATTGTGTAGCATTTGTATCACCACACAAAGGCAACCAAGTTGGAACTTCTACTGCATTAACAACTGGACAGCAGAAAGTAAATACGATTAACTTCTTCAATCAACTAGCGTCTACATCTTACGCTGTATTGGACAGTGGTTATAAGTATTTCTATGATCGTTTCAACGATAAGTATCGTTGGTTACCTTGCAACGCTGATGTTGCAGGTCTTTGCGTTGCAACTTCTGCAGCTCTAGACGACTGGTTCTCACCAGCAGGTCTAAACAGAGGTGCAATCAGAAATGCAATCAAACTTGCATATAACCCAACCAAGGCAGATAGAGACGAACTTTATCAAGTTAGAATCAACCCAATTATTACTCTTCCTGGAACAGGAACGGTTCTATTCGGTGATAAGACTGCTCTATCTTCACCTTCTGCTTTTGACAGAATTAACGTCCGTCGCCTCTTCCTCAACATTGAGAAGAGAGTTGAGACTCTGGCAAAAGGAGTTCTATTTGAACTTAACGACACGACAACTCGTGCTCTGTTCTCAAGTGCAGTCAATTCTTACATGAACGAAGTTCAGGCAAGAAGAGGTGTTACCGACTACCTCGTAGTTTGCGATGACTCTAATAATACCCCAGGGGTTATCGACAGAAATGAGTTTGTTGCTGAAATCTATATTAAACCAACACGCTCCATTAACTACGTAACAGTTACCTTTACTGCAACGAAGACTGGAGTTTCCTTCAGTGAAGTAGTTGGTCGATAATTTAAACGTAACGCAAAAATAAACAGGAGTAAATTCAAATGGCGATCACAAGTAGTGTAAGTCAGTTTCTCGGTAAGATTCAGCAGGGTGTAAAACCAAATCTATTCTTGGTTGACATTAACTTTCCTGCTGGTCACCCAGATTCCCCAACTGGCGAAGATAAAGAACTAGTAGACATGCTTTGCAAGTCTGCTGCACTTCCAGCATCCAGCATCGGTGTTATTGATGTTCCTTTCCGTGGAAGAACTGTCAAGATTGCAGGCGACCGTACCTTCGATACTTGGACTGTAACTTTCATTAACGATAGAGACTTCAAAGTCCGTGGTTATATGGAGCGTTGGTTAGAAGCAATTAATGCTCATGAAGGAAACTTTTCTGAACTCTTTGTTCCCAATCAGTCAGCTGGTTATACCGCTGACCTTAAGGTCAAACAGTTAGAAAGAGATGAGACTAGCAGCATCATCAGAGAGTACACCATTTATGGTGCTTTCCCAACTAGTGTTTCTCAAATCGATCTTTCGTATGATGCGAATGATCAGATTGAAGATTTCACTGTTGAGTTCCAGTTACAGTACTGGAAAGTTGAGGGCGGAAACCTCGCTGTAAATAAGTGATAAATAGTTGAACGCTCAACTATATTTTTAAATCATGAGTCAGTTATTTGGCTTCCAAATTAACAGAAAAGAGGGGCAGCGAGGTCAATCTCCTGTCCCTCCTTCTGCTGATGATCCGATAGCGGTTGCCGCTGGCGGATATTATGGAACATATGTGGACACGGATAATCAAGCTCGCAATGAGTTTGAATTACTCCGTCGTTATCGTGACATGGCATTACATCCAGAAGTGGATAGTGCTATTGATGAAGTTGTAAATGAATTTGTTGTAAGTGATGCACATGATACCCCCGTTGAAATTGATTTAACAAATTTAGAAGTTGGTTCTGGAGTAAAGAAAAAAATTAGAGATGAGTTTGAATATCTCAAAAGACTTTTAAATTTTGATCATAGAGCACACGAAATTATTCGTAGTTGGTATATTGATGGGAAGTTATTTTATCACAAAGTTATCGATTTAGATAACCCCAAGAAAGGAATTACGGAACTTCGTTATATTGATCCAATGAAGATCAAGAAGATCCGTCAAAAAATAGACAATACTCCAAAAGATTCTCTAGCGCGTCAGGCAATTAAAGGGACTGCGCTTGAGTATGAATATGGAACATTTGTTGATTACTTTTTATATAACCCAAAAGGTTTTTATAAAGGTGGCACAATGGGACCGATTGGAGACATGTCATTGTCCCAAGGTGTAAAGATGGCAGTAGATTCTATTGCATATTGTCCATCTGGATTACAAGATCTCAACAAAAGAATGACGTTGAGTTTCTTACATAAAGCAATTAAGTCACTCAATCAATTAAGAATGATTGAGGATAGTCTTGTTATCTACAGATTGTCTCGTGCTCCAGAGCGTAGAATTTTCTACATTGATGTGGGCAATCTACCCAAAGTAAAAGCGGAACAATATCTTCGTGACGTGATGGCACGTTATCGTAACAAACTAGTTTACGATTCTAGTACTGGCGAGATGCGTGATGACAAAAAGCATATGAGTATGCTTGAGGATTTCTGGTTGCCTCGTAGAGAGGGTGGACGTGGTACTGAAATTACTACGCTGCCTGGAGGACAGAACCTTGGAGAACTTAAGGACGTTGAGTACTTTAAAAAGAAACTTTATAACTCTCTCAATCTTCCTCCTTCCCGTCTCACAGACGACAATAAAGGATTCAATCTTGGTAAAACCACTGAAGTCCTCCGTGACGAACTTAAGTTCACGAAGTTCATTGGTCGTCTCCGTAAGAGATTTGGAGAATTGTTCCATGACATGCTCAAGACTCAACTCATTCTTAAAGGAGTAATCACTCCTGAAGATTGGGAAGATATGAAGGAGCACATTCAATATGATTTCTTATTTGATAATCACTTCAATGAATTAAAAGAAATTGAAATGATGACTCAAAGAGTTAATATCGTTACTCAAATGGATCCATTTGTAGGTAAGTATTTCTCTATTGAATATGTTCGCCGTCATGTTCTTGGTCAAAAAGAAGCTGATTACAAGGAACTTGATAAGCAAATAAACAAAGAAATTGAGCAGGGTCTAATAATGGATCCAAAAGACGTTAATTCTATGGAACAAATGTCACAACAGAACTCTGCTTTTTCTCCAGAAATTGGAGAAATTCAAGCACAAGATTCTGCAGAAAGAGAATCAGATTCTGCTGATGCAAATTTAGAAAGAGAACTTAAAAAAATGGGTTCCGCGTCTCAACAATCAGGATCTAATAAATAATCGTATATTGAATATTAAATAATGACATCTGAAGTAAATCCATATCAAGGAGAAATTGAAATCATTGGAAAAATTTCTAATGATGATCGTTCTTCTGCTATTGACGCAATTCAAGATCTTTTGTATGCAAAAGCATCTGATGCTATGACAGACTACAAACAGATTGTAGCGAAAACATTTTTTGATGAACCAACAGAAACCGAAACCGATGAAACTGATAACGGAACAGATTGAAGACGTTAAAGTCCTCACCGAAGAAAGAGACGGAAAGAAACTTCTTTACATCGAAGGAGTTTTTCTTCAGTCTGAATTGACAAACCGTAATGGTCGTAGATATCCCTTTGAAGTTCTTGACCGTGAGGTTCAGAGATACAATGAGGAATATGTAAAAACCAAACGTGCGTTAGGTGAACTCGGTCACCCTGATGGTCCCACTATTAATCTTGACAGAGTATCTCACAGAATTGTAGAACTCCGCGCCGAAGGAAATAACTTCATGGGCAAGGCACAAATCCTTGACACCCCCATGGGAAAGATCGCCAAGTCTCTACTTGGAGAAGGTGTGCAACTAGGTGTTTCCTCTCGTGGTATGGGAAGCATTGATAAACGTGAAGATTGTAATATGGTTCGTGATGATTTTATGCTTACCACCGCTGCTGATATTGTAGCAGATCCTTCCGCACCTGATGCTTTTGTTAACGGTATTATGGAAGGCAAAGAGTGGATTTGGGATAACGGAATCCTTAAAGAAGCAAAAGCTACTAAATACCAGAAGTACATGAGTGAGGCAACTCGCCATAGTCTGGAAGAAAGAACCCTCAAAGTTTTTGAGGACTTCCTTTCAAATCTTTGAATTTAATAAATAAATTTAGAATAATCCCCTATAGAAGTTACGAGGAAAATCTCAAATGTCAGACATGTTAAACGAAAAGTTTGAGGAGCTTGTAAGCGAGCAGAACATTATTCTAGAGACTGGCGATCCTATGCCCACCGTCTCTGCTAGTGTAATCCCTGCTCCAGGCAAGGAACCAAGTGCGGTTTCAGATGCTCAAACTGCTTCGGCTGCTGGTGGTAAGGACCCAGCGCCTTCAGTTCCACCTACAGTTGCTCCAGGTCAATCAGCACCTGCCGATCTCGGCGGTACTGCTTCTGGTCCTCTTCATCCCGCAGATGATGATGGCGAAGAAAATCCTGGTGCTAAAGCAGCAGCACCCGTCTCTCAAGACGGTAGCGTAACTTCTACATCAGGCAAGCCTGGTAAAGATGCTGCTCCGTCAGTTGGTGCCGAAGTCGCATACGGAACCAAAATGGGTGGCAATGTCACCTATCCTATCAAGCCTTCCTTTGAAGATCTTGACATGTCTGACGACGTAAACGCTCTATTAGAGGGCACAGAACTCACCGAAGAGTTTACCGAAAAAGCAAAAACTATTTTCGAGGCTGCTGTTAAAGCAAAACTTTCGGAAGAGTATGACAGACTTGTAGAACACTTTGCTACTGAACTCGACAAACAGATCGAAGAAGCAAAAACCGAAATGGCTGAAGAAGTCAACGGCACTGTGAACTACGCCATTGGTCAATGGGTGGAAGAAAACCAAGTAGCCATCGACCGTGGAATCAAAAATGAGATCACTGAAGACTTCATTGCAGGTCTCAAAGGTCTCTTTGAAGAGCACTATATCGCAATCCCCGACGAGAAAGTCGATGTGGTTGAAGGTATGGCTGAATCAATTCGTGAAATGGAAACACGCCTTGACGAACAGGTCAAAGCAAACGTGAAATTACAATCCCGTCTCAATGAGACTGCAAAAACAAATGTTCTGAACATTGTTTCAGAAGGACTTGCAGATACTCAAAAAGACAAACTCGCAGCACTTGCTGAAGGTCTAGAGTTTGTTTCCGAAGAATCATTCTCCGCGAAGGTAAAAACCATCAAAGAGGCATATTTCAAGGAAGCAACTGTAACTCAAAGTGAAGTTGCTGATGAAACTCCAGTCGAAGGAGCAGGCGAAGAGGTAACACCAGCAATGGCACAATACCTCAATGCTCTCAATCGCTGGTCTAACTAATATAACTATCCAATTTTTCAAACAAGAGCAAACAAATGTTTAATTCACAAGCTCTAACCGAAAAGTGGTCACCTGTTCTAGGTCATGAGGGCGCTGGCTCCATCAAAGACAATTATAGAAAGGCTGTAACCGCTGTTCTGTTAGAAAACACCGAAAGGACCATGCGCGAAGAGCGTGGCATGATCAACGAAGCATCCAACGGTGTTGGTGCTATCGGTGGTAACGCACTATCTGGTAGTGGACTTACCACGCAAACTGGTGGACTTGCAGGTTTCGATCCTGTAATGATCTCCCTTATCCGTCGTGCAATGCCTAACTTGGTTGCATACGACATCTGTGGCGTTCAACCCATGAGCGGTCCTACTGGACTTATCTTCGCAATGAAGGCTCATTACCAAGAAAATGGCGCTGCACTACGCGCTGGTTCAGAAGCGTTCTACAACGAGCCTGACACCAACTTCTCTGGTAACACCCAGGGTCCTGCTGCATACAACGATCCCGTATCTCCTCTTGGCGACGGCGGCACGACTGATGCTAACCCAGGTCTCCTTAACGATGCTACTGGTGGTGGTATCACCGCTGGTAACTACGAGCGTGCTGCAGGCAACATTGCACGCGAAGATGCAGAAGTTCTTGGATCGGGTGCAACCCTATTCAACGAAATGAGCTTCAGCATCGAGAAGACTGCTGTTACCGCGAAGACCAGAGCACTCAAGGCAGAATACACCTTGGAACTGGCACAAGACCTCAAGGCGATCCATGGTCTAGATGCAGAGCAAGAGCTCGCTAACATCTTGTCTAGCGAAGTCCTTGCTGAAATCAACCGTGAAGTCGTTCGTACCGTCTACACCGTTGCAAAGAGCGGCGCTCAAAACAACGTTGCTAACCAGGGCGTATTTGACCTCGACGTTGACAGCAACGGTCGTTGGTCGGTTGAGAAGTTCAAAGGACTCATGTTCCAAATCGAGCGCGATGCCAACGCAATCGCACAAGAGACTCGTAGAGGAAAGGGCAACTTCATGATCTGTTCTGCAGACGTTGCAAGTGCTCTAGCAATGAGTGGCACCCTTGACTATTCTTCAGGTCTAACTGGCGCTGGTGGTCCTTCCATCGGTGAAGTTGATGACACTGGTAACCTTCTAGTCGGCACCATGAACGGTCGCATTAAGGTCTATGTTGATCCTTACTCTGCTAACGTTTCCAACACCCACTACTACGTAGTTGGTTATAAGGGTTCTTCCCCTTATGACGCAGGACTATTCTACTGCCCCTACGTTCCCCTCCAGATGCTCCGTAGCATCGATCCAGGAACCTTCCAGCCCAAGATTGGATTCAAGACCCGCTACGGCATGGTCGCTAACCCATTCGTCACCCAGGCAAACGGAACTCCTGATGCAGAGGCACTTACCTCCGCACGTAACCAGTACTACAGACGTGTTCGCGTTGCGAACCTCATGTGATATAGGTCACGATATCAACACAGGGACGCTGCGGCGTCCCTTTTTTTGTGCTTAAATAGTACTAGTTATTCCGTATCGTTATGCCTCGTGGTAGTTTACATAAAACAGATATGCTTGCCAAAGTATACAAATTAAAAACTGAATTATATAATAAAGAAACTGATCGATTGATGACAGGTCAATGGTATGACGGAGCTCATGATTCTCTAGATAAGATATTAGATATTATTAATGAATACGCACAATGAATAATAACACAATAGAAGACGTAACTGATTCACAAAAAGACTGGGAAGACTTCTGGTATAACGAGGATAAATAGTATCAGCTTGGGAAGTTGACATGGCTGCTGATTGGTATAAAGAGCAACCTAAAAATAGAAATTTTCTATCTCCTATTGGTTTCAAGTTAAAACTTGAAAACTTTGAGGGGGTAGATTTTTTCTGTCAAACTGCAAATATTCCAGACATCCAAATGCCATTCACGGATGTTCCCACTAGATTTAGAAACGTACCCATTGTTCCTGGTGGTGGTGTAACGTTTGGAGATTTGAATGTAAGATTTATTATTGATGAAGATTTAGTAAACTACCATTCTATCTACAAATGGATTCGTCAGAACGGTAGAGCAGACAGAGATATAGATACCCCTGATGAACCCCAGTATTCTAACGGTATTATTGAAGTCACAACTTCAAGTATGAATACTAACTTTGTGGTAGAATATGTAAATATGTTTCCAATTAATTTATCAAACATTGTATTTGATTCTTCAGTAGGCGACATTGAATACATCACAGCAGATGTAACATTTAAATATCAACAATTTAATTTAAGGAATAAGAACTCACAACTTCTATGAATTTTGAATCTCTTCGTAATAAATTTGACAACTTAAGAGAGCAATGGGCAGAAGATTCTGCAGTTGACTTTCAATTTAAGAACAAACAGTATACCACAGATCTAGGGCAACTCGCATTATCGATCCCTTTCCAACATAATAAATACTTAAACCATTACACTGACATCTCACAGATCAAAGCTTCACTTGAATTTGAGATCCGCAAATTGGTTAGAGAAAAGCGAGAGTATTACTCTGGCGAGGCAGACGCTAAAGTCTATGCCGCTAAACCATTTGGATCAAGCATTAAGACTTCCGAGAAAATGAAAACTTACCTAGAGAGCGATGACGAGATCATCAATCTTGAGGCGAAGATCAAGTATCTAGATCAGATGTTGTACTGGTTGGATCAAGTCATGCGTCAAATTTCCAATAGAGGGTTTCAGGTCAAGAGTGCCATTGAGTGGGAAAAATTCGTAAATGGACAGTAATGACCCTCCTTTCAGTAAAAAAGAAAAACGAAGTCTACGTTACCATCCAGTCCGCAGAACCTCATGTTCATCATGAGCTCTCGGACTATTTTTCTTTTGAAGTTCCCGAAGCAAAATTTCTAAAGAAGAACCCCAGATACAAATACTGGGATGGAACTATTCGTCTGTACTCTCCTGGTACAGGCGAACTTTATGGTGGGTTGATGAAACACCTACAAGTATGGGCAGATGAGAGACAATATAAAGTTGAGTATGAAACTAATGACTGGTATGGGGAAGTCAAAGAAACTAATGACTTTGTTTCATACGCAGGCATTGAAACATTTATGAATAAAATTACACGATCTGAAATCAAACCAAGGGTTTATCAGTATCGTGCAGTTTACGAAGCAATTAAAAATAATAGAAAGCTCTTACTTTCTCCTACGGGCAGTGGAAAGAGTTTGATGATCTATTCCCTCGTCCGATACTATACTGCTACCAACAAGAAAACGCTCATCATCGTTCCTACTACGTCCCTGGTGGAACAGATGGTTAATGATTTTAACGACTACGGGTGGAATGCTGACGATCATGTGCATAAAATATATTCGGGCAAAGATAAAAATTCTGACAAACCAATTATTATTTCAACCTGGCAATCCATCTACAAGTTCCCCAAAAGATACTTTGATGATATTGACTGTGTTATCGGTGATGAGGCACACCTATTTAAGTCGAAGTCCCTCACAGGAATCATGACTAAACTCCACAACGCCAAGTACCGTTTTGGTTTTACTGGAACCCTAGACGGGAGCAAGACTCACAAGTGGGTGTTGGAAGGATTGTTTGGTGATTGCGAGCAAGTTACTAAAACAGATGATCTGATCAAGTCTGGTTATCTTTCTAAATTTAGGATCAAAATTTTACTTTGTAAACATGCTCCGCAACACTTTGAATCATATCATGAAGAGATTGATTACTTGGTAGAGCATCGTGGTAGAAATAATTTAATTAAAAATTTAGTAAAAGATATTGAAGGAAACACTCTTGTGTTGTTTAACTATATCGAGAAACATGGGGAACCACTTTACGAATTGATAAATAGCAGCATAGACCCCGAACGAAAAGTATTTTTTGTTCATGGTGGTACTGATGTAGAAGACAGAGAACAAGTCCGACAACTTACTGAAACCGAGAACAATGCTGTAATCATTGCTTCTTACGGCACATTCTCTACAGGTATCAACATCAAACGATTGCACAACATTATTTTTGCATCCCCTAGTAAATCACGTATCCGCAACCTTCAGTCTATCGGACGTGTATTGAGAAAAGGCGAAGGAAAGGAAATGGCAACCTTATACGATATTGCCGATGACATTGGTGGGCAAAATTATACACTTAAACATCTCAATGAAAGAGTTAATATTTACAATGACGAAAACTTTAAGTATGAGGTTATAAAAGTAAACCTACGAGCAAGTTAAATATGGAAGAAGATTTTTTAGCAACTATAAAATTAGTATCTGGAGAGGAAATAGTAGCAAGGGTTTGTTATTTACCTGATGAAGATAAACTCTTATTAGAGAATCCTCTTCAAGTTGAAAAAGCAAAAACAAAAAAAGGTTCGTTGGACATGGCAGGATTCACTTTAGTAGAGTGGATCACAGCAACGTTCGATGACCTTTTTGTTTTAAAAAGAGATCACATTTTGACAATGACGGAAACTGATTCCAAGATTGAAGAATTCTATAATAAGATGGTTAATAGATTAAATTCTGGTTCTCTTGTTGAGAATAAAAAGTTCTCAAAACAAATGGGGTATCTAGGATCAGTGACTGAAACTAGAAAGTTTTTAGAAAAAGTATTTAAGTTAAGCTAAAAGCTACAACCTCTCTTGAACCCTTACAGAGTTATTCTACTGGTATTTGTGAGGATTGTCAAGACCCCTTTGACATATCACTGACAGAGTGGTATACTTGTTATATGATAATACGGTAACAAACGTGGCATACACAGTAATGGCAAAAAGAAAGCAAACCGAATACTACGTCAATAACAAGGAGTTTCTCGCTGCCATTACGGAGTTTCGAGACAAAGTTATTAAAGCAAAAGAACAAGACAAACCTCGACCGCGTGTCACTAACTATATTGGTGAGTGCTTCCTTAAGATCGCAACACACTTATCATACAAACCAAACTTTGTCAATTACATGTTCCGTGAGGACATGATCTGCGATGGTATCGAGAACTGTCTTCAGTACATTGACAACTTCGATCCAGAGAAATCAAAGAACCCGTTTGCTTACTTCACTCAAATCATTTACTACGCTTTCTTGCGTCGTATCCAGAAAGAGAAAAAGCAACTAGAGATCAAAGGCAAGATCCTAGAGAGATCTGGTTATGATGAGGTTATGCATACTGACACCTATGATGGTACAATGTCTGGTATGAACGCTTCTTACTCTGACATGGGTAGTATCAAAGAAAACATTGAGACAAGAATGAACCGATGAATTATGAATG